TATGATCTGCGGGATCTTTCTCGCCGGTTGTATGACTACACTACATGTCGACGACAGCCCCGGTACTTCTACCGGAAACGTCTCGTCCAATACCGTTCCGATCTCGGTTCCCATAAATGGGATCCCCTGATTGGGCGGTCTGAAGATAGATATATCTTCAACTATCGGCCGTATCCTGTCACCAGCAATGGTGACAAATGCGATCGAAGATTGAGTAGTGTACGCGATGCCCGACTTCTCCTTTGGGAGTTGTTCAGGCATTTTGATCCTACGAACATCCTTCCTAGACATGGCCCTGGAGCAGTCTCCACTAAGGAGAAGCTTTGGGACAAGTACAGGTTCAGGAATGTTCCGGATCGGATTGCAGACTTATACCCTATTGATGCATATTTCTATGCATCCGTTGGGCACGTCTGTGATCGTCAGCAAGAGTTGTCTACTCTTGCTAGCAATGAGAATTCGGCACGTGTTGTTTTAGTGCCGAAGGACTCACGCGGGCCAAGGCTGATCTCATGTGAACCACTGGAATTCCAGTACGTTCAGCAGGGACTGTCCAAGGCCATTGTAGGCTTAGTGGAGAAGCATGAACTGACGAAGTTCAATGTCTTCTTTACTGATCAAGGTCCTAACCAAAGAGGATCCCTTTTGGGATCTTCCACGGGAAGGTACGCAACTCTTGACCTCAATGAGGCCAGTGATCGCGTGTCCCTTGAACTAGTTCGCCTGCTCTTTCCAGAGCCTCTTTTGAGGTATCTAGAAGGTTGCAGGAGTTTGTCCACGGAGCTTCCGGACGGTAAGAAGTTAATACTCCAAAAGCACGCCCCGATGGGTTCAGCTTTATGCTTTCCCATCATGGCGTTAACTATTTGGAGCCTTCTTACTGCCATAGCTCCCGATGCGGATACTCGCGAGAGTATCTTAGTGTATGGTGATGACGTGATCGTTCCAACCGCTTTTGCGGCGAATGCGATCGAACAACTCGAGTCATTTGGGTTGAAAATCAACCGTGATAAGAGTTGCATCAGTGGATTCTTTAGAGAATCGTGTGGCGTTGATGCCTTTAAAGGACATAACGTCACTCCCGTTCGTTTTCGAACGGTCTGGTCGCCAACACCTAGCCCTGATTCCTATGTTTCATGGATCGCTTATGCGAATTCATTGTACCATAGGAAGTACTTCAGTGCTTACGATTACATCGTAAGTCATCTATGTCGCCTCTATGGCGAGATACCAGAGGCGGAGAGCGGCATAGCCGCTCCAAGCCTTATTGAGGTACCACCTGAACATAGGCCACGTCGAAGACGCCGGAATCATCATCTTCAAAAGATGATGATAAAGGTGCTCGACTGCGTGCCTACTCGCATTAGGAAGGTAGTCGATGGTTGGCGCATGCTTCTTCGGTATTTTACCGAAGGGCGTAACGTCAACTTAGACTCACTTCCGCGCGATTACTGTTCAGTCCTAGGAAACGGAGTTACTATTGTATCTCCGCCCTTGGACGTCAGTACGTACACGAAACGCCGCTCTAGCATGCTAGTGTGGCGTTGGCGATAGAGGGTGAGACAACCCTAGAAATAGGGTCTGCCGAAAGGCATTTCTCACAAGGCAGG